CCACAGGTAGACAGAATAAGATCGCTGTTGCAGGATGGTTGTAAACGAATGCTGATATCAGCACCGCAACCTTCAATACCCAAAACACTGTACAACTCAGTAAAATTATAGTTAATCTTACTTGCTGTTTCTCTTAGACTGTCGCCAGTTCCATCATTCGCTGATGTTCCGATTCTAATTATTTTTCTTGTCATTCTGGATCCTTAGCCATTAGTCTTAGTGGTACTGTTTATTGGCGTCGTTACGCTATCGTACAAATCTGGATAGTTCCCAGTCACCACCTCTCCGAATGGATTGTTAGCGTTAAACAATACTGTTGTAGATTGATCTTTAAATTTGTTGTTATCGCCATAAGAGTCGATACGATCTATATTTAGTTCGATGATCGCTGTGGCAGTGGCTCTAACACCCAGTGGAGCAGGGATAGTAACAGCTGGTGCAACCGTATATCCAGATCCTGCGTTTGTGATAGTCAGTGCAGTGATAGAACCATTAACAACAGTTGCAGTTGCTGTGGCACGAACACCACTGGTTGGTGCAGCAATAGTAATGATCGGTGCAGTTCCGTAGAAATTACCAGCATCTTGAATTGTAAACCCAGTAACAATGCCACCAGCAATAGTACAACCGATGATTGCCTGCCCTGTTGCTAAGTCTTGTGCAGTTGGTGCAGAGATTGTAACTGTTGGTGCGCTGGTATATCCATTGCCACCATTGTTGATTACAATTTCCGTAACCTTACCGTAGTCAATTTCTGTATAGCAGTTGTCATTATCATCACCCTTGTAGATGACAGCAGTGGCTGCTGCTCCAACACCAAAGTTAGTGCTAAAGGTAACTGTTGGAACTGTTAGATAACCCATACCCATATTTGTTAGATTCACTGATGTTACCTTTGCGGAACCAGTTCTAGGGATATCTGTATCAAAGGACTTGAGTGTTTCAAACACGTCAATATCCTTAACTCCAGTGTCAATATGCTCAGAAGAGTACTGAAATAACTCGACTTCTAGCGTATAAACGTACAATCTGCCGAGTTGGTAGAAAGGGTCTTGGTGTTTGACGAACTTGATCTCAAACAAACCTTTGGATAGTGGAAAGTAAAGCAGGTCGCCCTCGCATGGGCGATTGGGTAGGATGGTTTGACCGAAACGACCAATGAGTTGATCCCAACGACGACGAGCAACAGTAAGTGTTGCTGTTTGTTCCATCATTAAACCAAACTTTTGGATAAACGCACCCTGACCTTCAAAGCCAGTTACGTTTTCCATATACATCTCGATTGGATATGCGGATTTGAATTCACTCAGTCTATCTTCACCAAGGATCTCGTCTTTGCCAACAAGCGTTCTTGGAATGTAATAGAATTCCTGTCCGTAGATGGACAAGGACTCAACGATCAGATCTTCAATAAGAAACTGTTCGTTCTTTGTTCCATGGCTAAAGTAGACATTGCGAGCCATATTATCCCATGAAGAATTCTAGTGGAGCAGACTTGGTCATTAACTCTTGTTCCAGTGACTCAACTTCTTGTTTGCCTTCATCGTACAGCTTGTCGCCATCAATGGTTACACCACCAGGAAGTTGTAGACCTTGGAATTTCTTAAGGTTAGTGCCCCACTGTACTTTAAATAACGCAGTTGTGTAGTGCTTTAACCATGAATCATTGTACATTCTTGGGAAGACCGCTGGATCCATGGCACGATAGCATTCTACCAAAATAAAATCACCGACTGCTACATCAGTTACCCAGTTAATGTCTAGGTGTAGTCTATTTTGAAAGCGATTGAATCTATACAACGTATGGCCATTCAACGTAAAGTCTAGTAGAGCCAAGTGGTTCATTACTGTTTGATAGTAAATGATTGATGTAGAAGTTAGATCGTACAGATCGTTTAAACGCAACTGGTACTGAAGATCAAAGATGTTTTTAGAACCGCCAGTACCAGTGGTAACTGGGTAAACTTTAGTTACACCGTAGATTAAATCTGATAGTGGGATGTACTTGTTTGTTACATCGGTAGTAGTCATCTGATGTTTTAGGTATATCTTTTCGAATACCATCAGAGTGATAAAGACGCCAGTACTCAATGGCTTCGTCTAGACGATCTTCTAGCTGGTCATCATCTACGTTAATCTCGACTACAGGTGCGCCTAAACTGCGTAGACAGTATTCTTTTAGTGCTTCTCTTGTTAAGGTTGCCATATTTATCCCAGTGCGATTGCCATTGCTACAGCTTTATTTAGGGCTACGTTGTCCGCAAAAGCAGTAGTTGCTACCTGTGTTGACACATCACCAGCTGTAGCTGTAGGTGCTACTGGAGTGCCAGTTAATGTTGGAGACGTAAGGGATTTGTTGGTTAGAGTTTGCGTGCCAGTAAGAGTTACAACAGATGTATCTTCTGTGAAACTTTTAATGGTATTGCTTGCTGTTTTATAATACAGCTTGCCATCGGTGTAGTTAAGTGCTAACTCACCATAATCTAAGTCGGTCGTTAGCGGAACTTTTGCCGCAGTCGAGGACTTCTTAAGAAGAACCTTATTTGCCATGCTCTAACCTTAAAAAAGGAAACAAAGAAAGGGAGTAAAAACTCCCCCGATACTAATTACTTAGTATGTACCACCATCGATATTGAATCCATCAAGGGTCGAAGTTGCAGCACCAGCACCAGTTACGTTACCACTAAAGTTTGTAGTGTTACTGAAAGTCTTGTTACTGAAAGTCTCAGTTCCAGCCAGTGTAGCAAGAGTACCTGTAGTTGGAAGTGTTACGTTTGTAGTACCAGTTTGTGTC